GCCTGAAAAAGCTGCGGAAACAGCACGTAAATACAGGAACACAGGTGGTATTGTGAACAAAGCTAAATTTAAAACTGTAATGGAAGAATTTGGAGCAGGTAAATTAAAGTCTAGCTCTGGCGATACCGTAACTTCTAGAGATCAAGCTCTTGCAATTGCTTATGCTCAATCTAGAGCCGCCAAGCAAATGGGTGGTTTAATGGAGGCTGCAAAACAACAACAGCCTTTGTTTAGAATGGCGGGAGGTGGGTCTATGATGGTTCCTACTGAAGGCGTTCCTCAAGATACCTACCCAAACATACCACCCGAAGAAATGGCAGAAGCCAAAGCTTCACAGCTCCCTGATGAACAGATGGAGCAAGACTATTTTGGTTATGTAATCAATGAAACACTTGATCCTACCGAACAAGAATATTTAAAGAATGCTCTAGAATCAGACCCACAGCTTAGTGCTATTATAGACAAAGTTGTGATGACTGCTTCTGAGTTTTCTGGGGCCGGAGAAGTTGAAGGCCCCGGAACTGGTGTATCGGACTCAATACCCGCTAGATTATCTGACGGAGAGTTTGTATTCACTAAAAAAGCTACCGATCAATTAGGTGCTGACAACCTCCAAGTTATGATGGACGAGGCTGAACGTGCTTATGATGGTGGCTTAATGAGTCGGCCTTCTGATGCCACACAAACAGCTTTAACTGACGAAGAAAAGATTCAGCGTCAAATGGCTGGAGCAAACAGAATGCCGAGTATTCGTTAACACGGCTACCTTGAAGGAACAAGCCCCTATCAGTCTGACGAGACATTTAGAATAGGCTACCTTGTAGACAACAAGCCCCGTTTGGAGAAGTAACATGACTGTTGCAGAAAAACTAGAGGAACAAGAAGCAAATCCTTATAACATGAAGAAAGATTGGCACAAAGGCGAAACTCCCCGCATGGAGAGTGCTGATGGCCTTTTCTTTGCACCTGAACCTTCTAAGGCCACCTCCAGCGAAGAAGCTGAAGCCCCTGAAAAAAAAGAGTCTAAGGATGTAAATTATAAGAAACGCTATGACGATCTAAAGAAGCATTACGATAGTAAAGTTTCTGAATTTAAACAGCGTGAGCAAGAACTGTTGGCCGAAGCAAAAACAAATGCTCCCCAGTACCAAGCTCCTAAAACTGTTGAAGAGATAGAAGCTTTCAGGAAAAAGAATCCTGATCTGTATGAAACGGTAGAGACTGTAGCTCACTTTCAGAACGAACAGCAACTGGCAGATATACGCCAAGAGCTAGTTTCACTGAAGCAACGTGAAGCAGACATAGCCAAGAAAGAAGCTGAAGTTGAGTTGCGTCAAAGGCATCCCGACTTTGAGGACATTCGGGGTAATGAAAAGTTTCATGAATGGGCCAAAGCTCAACCGGATCAAATACAGGATTGGATTTATAATAATCCTAATAATGCTGGTTTAGCTAGTAAAGCGATTGATTTGTATAAGATAGAAAATAATATTACTGCACAGCCAACCAAAAGGAAGTCTGTATCGCAAGGAAGTGCAGCAGATATGGTTTCTACTAAAACGAAATCCATTGACACTAAACAACCTAAGATATGGACTGAACGGGAAATTGCTAAAATGTCCGTAACTGAGTTTGATAAATATCAAGAAGAAATTAATCAAGCAATTAGTGAAGGACGAGTAATTAAATAATTTGTCTTTTATTGAGGTAATTAAAAATGGCTTATAACCAATCCGATCAGTATTTTGAGCCGAGTACGGATACTGATGCTAACTTTGCGAACTCCGTAGCGGGTCAGAACAATTCATTCTTCCTTCCTGCTATTTATAGCAAGGCGGTACTGAATTTCTTCCGTAAGGCTTCTGTAGCCGAGGCAATCACTAACACTGATTATGCCGGGGAGATTTCCGCTTACGGTGATTCTGTAAAGATCATCAAAGAACCTACCATCACTGTTTACCAGTATGAACGTGGTCAGGACGTAGCTTCAACTAAATTGACCGACCAAGAGGTAACTCTGGTTGTTGATACTGCGAATGCTTTTAAATTCATCGTAGATGACATTGAGAGCAATATGTCTCACGTTAACTTCCGCGAAGTAGCTGCATCTTCTGCTGCTTACTCTTTGCGTGATGCTTTTGACGAAGGCGTAATCGCTACTATGTTTGCTGGCGTTCCTGCTTCAAGCCCAAATCACATTCTGGGTTCTGACAGTGCTACTGACCTTGCTGCTGGTACTTTTGACGGTACTGGTAATCTTGACATTGGCTTTGGAGCTTCTGAGCATGATCCAATTGACGTTCTTTCACACATGGCCCGTCTGCTTGACGAGCAAAATGTTCCTGAAGAAGGCCGTTGGTTCCTTGCAAATCCAGAGTTCTATGAGCAGCTTGTACAAAGCAACTCTAAGCTCTTGTCTGTAGATTACAATGCTGGTCAAGGTTCAATCCGTAATGGCTTGGTATCTTCTGGCAAGCTACGTGGATTTGATATGTACAAGACTAACAACATTGCAGCGACTACTAATGCCGCTGGTAAGTGTCTGGCTGGTCACATGTCATCTACCTGTACTGCTCAGACTATTGTTAACACTGAAGTAATTCGTGATCCAAGCAGCTTTGGTGACATTGTACGTGGCCTCCATGTTTATGGAGCCAAGGTACTGCGTCCAGAAGCTCTGGTATCCGCATTCTACGGTATTGACTAAGATTATCGGGGGTCTGAAATATGGCCCCCTTTAATTTATGGAGTTTATAAGTGCCTCAAATTGGAAGCGAACAAAACCCCGTTAGATTTAACGTAAACAACAAAGTTAAAATCCGTGCTAAATATTATAGACACGAAGATAAGAAAAAAGCTGACGAAAATTATGATAGGATTTTTAGAAATCTTGATAACCCTGTAAATCATAGAGAGGAAAAAAAATGATGGATTACGGCAAAAAGAAAATGATGGGCGGTGGTTATAATAAATATAACAAAGGCGGTAAAGCTAACGGAAACAAAATGGCTCGCCGTGAATACAGCAAAGGCGGTTCTGTTAGTGGTGCTATGAAAACTGCCAAACCTTGCTAACATGAAAGTTCAAGCCCCTGAAGGTTACCACTGGATGAAGAGTGGTAAAAGCTACAAACTTATGAAAGACCCTAAAGATGGCTACAAATCTCACCGGGGTGCTTCAAAGTCTGCTAACTTTGAAATTCAAAAGGTTCATAAAAAATAATGGCTAAGACTTATTTACAGTTAACGAATGAGCTGCTAAGAGAATTAAATGAAGTTGTACTGACTTCTTCTAATTTTGCTTCAGCTATTGGTATACAGGCTCATGCAAAAGACTGTATTAATAGAGCCTATTTAGATATTGTTACCGAAGAACCTAAGTGGCCTTTTCTGGCTACAGGTGAAAGTGGTGCTACAGATCCGATGTTTGGTAATGTTTCTGTTGAGACTACTGCCGGAACAAGATGGTATGAACTAAAAGCTGCTAGTGATAATTTAACTACAGACTATGCAGCTATAGATTGGGATAATTTTTATATAACAACTATTGGAGTTAGCGGTGAGTCTGCTCCTTATGTTTCTAAAAATTTAAGTTATATTACTATAGATTCATGGAAAGATTTTAGAAGAACTAGAGAAAACGCTGATGACGCAGATACCCAGAACTGGGGTGAGCCTAATGCAGTGGTTCGTAGTCTTGATGGGCGTAAGTTTGGACTAAGCCCTATACCTAAGAAGGCTTATAAGATTTGGTTCTTTGCTTACGATCTTCCTACAGAGCTGTCTGCTTATTCTGATGAAATAGTTTTTCCAGATATTTACAGCACTGTAGTTACAGCCAAAGCTAGATATTATCTTTATCAGTTTAAAGATAACCCCCAAGCATCAGCATTTGCATTAGAAGACTACAAGAAAGGTTTAAGAAGCATGAGAGAAAATCTTCTTGGGCCTAGTACATCTTATTTTAAAGATGACAGAGTGGTGTATATCTAATGTCGTTAGCATTTGGTTTATCTTGCACAGGAGGTTTAAATACTAACCTCAATGAATTTGATATGCTCAAGCAGCCGGGGTCGGCTAAAGAGCTATTGAATTTTGAGGTAGACCCTGATGGTGGCTACAGGCGCGTAAGTGGGTACATTCCTTATGGTACAACTAGACCTGAAGGTGCTAGTAGAATTTTAGGTGTAGTACCTTATGGCCTTGGTGTTGTTGCTTGTGTTGATACATCAGTATACTACACTGAAGATGGAACAACTTGGCTTCAGATTAATAGGGACACTGGACACTCTGGAGTTCTTGCAGCTAATCTAAGCAGCCAAACAGAACTAGATCGGCCCAATCAAGGCCAAGCTCAGTTTGCTTTAATGCAATCATCTTTAAGTGCGCCTAATGCCACTTATGGATCTTTATCAATTGCAACAGGGGCCGACAAAGTTGCTCATTTTCATATTGATGGTGTAGGTGCAACAAGAAAATTTGTATATAGAGAAACATCATCTCCTGCTGCTGGTAAATACATTGAAAATCACGATAAGCATTTGTGTGTTGTAGATACAACAAATGCACCTAGCACATTATATTATTCAAAAACAAATGATGATAAAGATTTTTCGGGTACTGGCTCAGGCTCAGTAACTATTTCAGATAAAATAACAGGAATTAAAAGCTTTCGTGGCTCGCTTTATATTTTCTGTCAAAACACTATTCATCGTTTAGATAATATTAATGATTCGGCTAATACTGTGGTTGTTCAAATAACAAATAACGTAGGATGTCTTAGCGGCTACAGCATTCAAGAAATTGCAGGTGACGTAGTATTTTTAGCCCCTGATGGCATTAGACTTGTAGCAGCAACAGAACGTATTGGTGACGTAGAGTTAGGATCTACTTCTCGTCAGATACAATCTATTATATCGGCACTAGCTTCTAATATATCTAATTATACTATTAGCAGCGTTGTACTTAGAAACAAGTCTCAATACAGATTATTTTATACAGGAAGTTCGTCAGACATAGATGCGTCTAGAGGTGTGATAGGTACACTAACGCCTCAAGGTTTTCAGTGGTCTGAAATTAAAGGTATTCAAGCTCCTGCAATAAACTCAGGCTTTGACGCTTCAGGAGATGAAAAAGTATATCATGGAGATAATTTAGGTTATATATACTTTCATGATGTAGGTAATAACTTCTACGAAGATGGAAGTACACAGGCTATAGCAGCCTCTTATAAAACTCCTAACTTAGACTTTGGAGATGTTGGAACTTTAAAAACATTAAGATATGCAAAAATATCTTTAGGCCCGGAAGGAGAAGTAACGCCTTCTGTTAGAGTGAGATATAACTACGAAGATACCACTATTCCACAACCTAATGATTATGTTTTAACAAATGTTAGAACTCCGGCGTTGTTTGGATCTTCTCTTTTTGGTACGGGAGTATTTGGAGGAAGTTTAGATCCTCTGACTAGAGTAGCAATTCAGGGTAGTGGACATACTTGTAGTTTTAAAATTTTTTCAGAAGACAATAAACCTTCTTATTCTATAAATGGTTTATATGTAGATTATACGCCTTCTGGTAGGAGATAAGAATGGCTGGAACAAGCTACACACGACAAAGCACATTCGCAGACGGCGACACAATAACCGCTGCATTATTTAACGATGAATATAATCAGCTTGTAAATGCTTTTAGTTATGCCAGCACAGGTACTACGGGGCATCAGCATGATGGTTCAGCAGGTCAAGGTGGTAATATTACCACGATTGGTGATCAAGACTTTCTTAACAAAATAGTTGTTGATAGCACTAACAATCGCTGGGGAGTTTATGTAGAAGTTGGTGGGGTTGCTACTGAGCAAATACGTATTCAGGATGGAGCAATTGTTCCTGTTACAGATAATGGTATAGATCTTGGTACTAGCTTATTAGAGTTTAAAGACCTATACCTTGATGGCACAGCTAACATTGATAGCTTAATAGCTGATACGGTAGATATAAATGCTGGAACTATTGATGGGACTACAATTGGTGCTACTAGTGCTAGTACCGGAGCGTTTACAACTCTTGCCGCTTCTGGTGCTACTACACTTAGCGGCACTTTATCTGTTGAAGGAAATACCACTCTTGGAAACGCCGCAACAGATACAGTCGCGTTTACCGCCGACATTGCATCAAATATTCTACCCAATACTGACAGTACTTACGATCTTGGGGATAGCTCTACTTATTGGGCAAATGCCTATATAGATGCTGTTACTACAACTGGTAATGTATCTATAGGCGGTGACTTAACAGTTACTGGCAACGCTACCATTGCAGGTAATCTTACGTTTGGTGATGCCGCAACTGATACTGTAGCTTTTAGTGCTGATGTAGCTTCTGATCTTTTGCCAAGTGTTGATGGTACTTATGACTTAGGTGCTGTAGGTTCTGAATGGCAAGACCTGTACATAGACGGCACAGCAAACATTGATAGCCTTGTTGCCGACACAGCAGACATTAATGCAGGTACAATTGACAATACAGCCATTGGATCTACGACTGCTTCTACTGGTAACTTTTCTACACTGTCTATTGGTGGTACTGCAATAACTTCTACCGCCGCAGAACTTAACATCCTTGACGGAGTTACGGCGACTGCTACAGAACTAAATATTTTAGATGGTGTTACAGCAACAGCCTCCGAACTTAATCTTGTAGACGGCTCAAGCGCAGGAACAATTGTAAACAGTAAGGCTGTTATATATGGAGCAGCCGGAGAAGTCAACGCAACTACACTTCAATTAAGCGGAACTGCAATCACAGCAACTGCCGCAGAGCTAAATCTTTTAGACGGTGTAACTGCAACTACAACAGAAATAAATTATCTAAGTGGTGTTACTTCTTCTATTCAAACTCAGCTAGATTCTTTACAAGATTCTGACGCAGACTTAGCAGCTATTGCCGCTTTGTCAAATGCTGACGGTAATTTTATTGTCGGTAATGGCAGTACATGGATTGTTGAGTCTGGAGCTACGGCACGAACCTCGCTGGGCTTAGGAAGCCTTGCAACAGCTAGTACAATTTCTAATGATGATTGGTCTGGTACTGATCTTGAAGTTGCTAACGGCGGTACTGGAGCGTCTAGCGCATCAGCCGCCCGAACAAATCTTGGCGTTGCTATAGGCTCTGATGTACTGGCTTACGACAGTAACTTACAGTCTTTTGTAACTACGTTTACGCTTCCTACTACTGATGGTACTAGTGGTCAGGCACTTCTTACAGACGCAGCAGGTAACATTACTTTTGGTGATGTGGATGCTCTTCCAAGCCAGACGGGTAACAGCGGTTACTATCTTACAACTGATGGTACTAACCCGTCTTGGGATAATCTAACTGACGATCCTACTTTTACTGGCACTGTAACTATAAGTGGCACTGAAGCGATTAAGGTTCCTGTTGGTACTACCGCACAGCGTCCTACACCTGTTCAGGGCATGATTCGTTACAATACAACGGATACAGTCTTTG